ACTCTTTTAGAAACCATTCCGGGTGTTATACCGTGACTTTCAATTAATTCCATTTCAAATTTACTGAACCTATAAGGTTTATCGTGTATCCTTACAATTCTTGCTGTTTTCGCCATTTATTCCACCTCTACATTTACATTTCTAATTTTTAAATTGTCATACTCTAGTATTTCGTTAGGATTGTTATATAAGTAATCTGCCAGCGTTTCTTTTTCTTTATCCACATCACCAAAATGCTTATATTCAACTTCTGTAGGTATTCTTATATCAATCGTTGCGTTTATATATGCTTGTTGTTGCATTAAATCACTTCATTTCTCTTTTGCGTTCTCGTCTTGTTTTAATTAATTCCTCATACGTAATCCATGTTTTGCCTGTATACTTAGGTGCTTTACATATCCAATTGAGTTTTATGTTTCTGTATTTATGTCTGAAAATCTTAGCTTTAAGTTTTGCTACTTCGGTTGGCATACCTTTAATGTCGATAACTTCAATCAGTTTGCCATCGAGATATAGAGCAAAATCTGCAATGTATTCAATCTTTCGTTGTTTATCTAATTTTGGTAATAATTCGAATTTCGGTTGTATTTCGATATGATCATAATTAGTGCCATTCATATTACTTTCTAAATATTGGTAATATTCACACTCTACTTTGCTATCAAATACAATTCCTTTGTACTCAACTTTCTTAGCGTTGTATTTACTCACTGTGCCACCTCTAAATATCAAATATCGTTGCTTGCAATCCTAGCTCTTGCTCATATAGAAGCCCGTGAGCGCCTTTGAATCGTTTTAGGTCACTATCAGTCATAATTTTCTTTTCGTCGCTGAAATGGGCTCCTGTGAGCGAATAAACTTCATTTACGTTGTCTTTATACTTGATGACCTTAATATCTTCCGTGCCATCTTCTCGGTATAAGTAATATTTTTCTTTCGGCATTTTTTAACACTCCTTAATGTGTGTTTTCTTCCAGTTGATTTCATTCATGATTTTCTTTTCAACTCTGTCGTAATCATCGAAAGGCGATAACTCGTTATTGTCCAACAATCTATTGACCGCCCAACCAGTCTCGATATATACATTTGCTACAATCGGGTCGCTTTGCTTTGTCTCTTCATACATCGATTTCAATAAGCTTTTGAATTGCATTATATTCATGTGAAAAACCTCTGAGTCTTCTTGTAATACTCAAATTCAATTATTCCGGTTTCGCCGTCTTTGTTTTTGGCTATGTTACATTCAACAATAGATTTGCCAGTGATACTGTCATCTTCGTCACGGTTATAATAATCATCACGGTAAAGTAGCATCGCTAAACTCGCATCTGCTTCTATTCCGCCTGATTCTTTCATGTCCGATAGCATTGGTCTTTTATCCTGTCTAGACTCGACACCACGATTCAGTTGTGAAAGTAGTACGATGATTGCGCCTGTCTCGTTAGCGATTATCTTTAAGTCACGTGATATCTTTTCTACTGCTACACGTCTATCAACTTTCGCATCAGTATCCATCAGTTGAAGATAATCTATAAAAATAACTTGTTGCCTGTCTGAATGCCTCATTGCTTGCGCTCGCACATCTTGCGGTGTGATATTACTTTTATCAGAAATATCGATGCCTAATTTCATGATTTTATCCATCGCATTCGTTAACTTTGTTAAGTCATCCGGCGTTAAGTTCCTGATTTCTTTTATCTTGGTTAACTCAATACCAGTAATTGTTGATAACATACGTTTCAATACTGATGTGCCAGTTGTTTCGAGACTAAAGAAAGATGTTTTATATCCATTTTGTGCTATGTTCAGCATCATGTTTAATGCAAAACCTGTCTTACCCACTGAGGGACGCGCTGCGATGACGATTAATTGCGACGGCTCCAATCCCCCTATTTTGTAATCCATGAGCTTATAACCCGTCTTAATTTGCTTCTTAGGGCTATCGCTGTATAACTCATCGACAAACTCCTCAACAAACTTCTTGGTTCCGTCTTCTTTTCTGTTAGTAATTGTTTTTAAATCCTTGAGTTCATCAATCAAGTTATTAAAATTTTGGTTCGTAGGTTGTTGTTTGAACTCAGTTACCAATTCTTTCGCTTTGTTGATTTGATAACTTTCCAATAATTCTTGTTGATAACGTTCAAAGAATCCGTATCCAATGAAATCGGAGTTGTAAAGTTTAGTTATAGTATCTGCATCTAAAAACTCTTTATCTTTAGTTGCTTTTAAATAGATTTCTTGATGATCTATCTTTCCGACGTCCATTACATAATTGAAAAAGGTTTTAAACTTTTCGTTCGTAAACATGTAATCTTTAACTCTTATCTTTTCTAGTACGTCCGGTTGTTTAAGTAGCGTAGCGATTATTGTGCTTTCAATTTCAAATTGACCGTAATTCATTCGTTATCGCCCCCAAATTCTGCCAACTTATTCATGAAGTTATCTAGCGCTATTTTTCTTTGTCTGACATATTCGGGGTCATTCTGCATTTTCCATTGGTGTGTAGCGGTTTCGTTATCTACTGGCTCGATAGATACTTTTTTAGGTTCCTTACGCATGATTGCTGGTAAGTTAGGCGGGTACGGGTTGTTACTGTTGATATAAACATCTACCGCTTTTACAGTTGGTTGATAATCTCCATTTTGACTTAATACATCAATCCACATTTCTAACTTCGGTTTATCAAAATCAATGTTGTATACGTACCTAACTTTTTTAATAATTTCTAATGCTTGTGTTTTGCTCATCGGCATTAGTCATCACTCAATTCTTTTTCCATTTGTGCAATGACATCATCAGTAGTATTTTTTCTAGGTGCTATTTTATTTTCTGCATCTTCTTTTGTTTTGACATTCTCTTTAGCCCAGTTGTTTAAAACTTTAATTAAATAGCCACCATGCGCACTTTTGCTTTTAGTGTACTCAACACCTACTTTTACAACTTCAAAAGCGTTTGTACCTATATCATCAATAGCAAACCCTAATTGTTCCATTTGATTAGGTGTTAACTTATCATCCAAATTTGCAATTATATATTTTATTGAAGATGAGAAGACGGCTTCTCTTTCTTCTTCTTTATTCTTATATTCTTCTTCTTTTTCTCCTTCTTTTTCTTCTTCTCTTTCTTCTTCTTCTTCTGTATCGTTACGTAACGTTACGGTAACGTTACGTTTTGCTTCTAGTAACTTTTTCTGTTTCTCACGATAGCGTTGTTGTCGCAATTTATTTTTTTCTTTATGCTTAGCTTTGCTATCTAAGCTTTGATGCTTCTCCCAGTTTGTCACTTTTATGACACCATTAACTTTTTCAATCATGCCCAATGTCTCAAAAGTTTGAATTGCTAACCTTATTGAGTTAATAGGTCTATTAAATTCATTTGCTAACATTTCTTCGTTGTACGGCAAGTTTTCGGATAGCATAATATAACCTTGTTCATTGTACTTTCCTGATAAAGTTAGTAACTTAACCCAAATAGTTATGATCGTATCTCTTTCGGGTAAAGCTTCGATATATTTGATTTTGCTGTCATCAAACATGCCAACTTTAAGTTTTATCCACGATACTTCTCCCATTGTTTTCTCCTTTCAGCATTTTGTTGAGCCTCTCATCAACTTTTATCCACGAGTCATGCAAGTGATATTTATCATCAAACGACTTAACACCAATTGCGTGCTGTTCATTATGATGTTGTCTACACAGTGCTAACACATGTTTGTCGTAGTGATTCATCTTGTTTCTGTTCATACCTCTGCCGACTGCTTCATAATGTGCCAGGTCTGCGTGAGGCTTTCCGCATATTACACAGTTGCGGTTGATTGTAGCCCAATATAATAACGCTTTATCTTCGCTTAACAACTTACTCGTTTCTACACTCATAGGTATTTGATGATGAAACATAAACGCTATAATCAGTTCTATTAACTCTCTCGCAACTTTCATTGAACAGTCACGCAGACTGATTTCTTCATAACCTTTCATAATTTCCAATTCTGTTTGTAATAATTTTCTAGTTGATTCTACTGGTTCGCCCCAGTGAAGTTCTATATCTCTACACATTGCGAATATTTTTTTGCGTTGTTCTATAGATAGTTTTTTATTGTCCGGAACCTCTACTTCTGCTTTTAGCGGATATCCGTTTTCTAGTAAATCAATGTGACTTTGTTCAAGTTCAACACCAGTAGCAACGACGGAATAAGTACCGTCATTGTCTTTCTGGTATCTTGTAATGTATTGCATTTAAACCACGTCCTAGAACGGTAAATCATCATCATTGATTTCTATTGGACCATTAGCATTAGCGAATGGGTTTGATTGTTGACTCATAGGTGTCTGTTTACCATTTGCTTGCTGTTCTTTTTGTTTCATCTCATCAGTTTTAGGTTCTGGTTTATTAACTACTTCATCGTCTTTATTCCAAACTTTTACATATGAGAGTCTTACAAAATACTTGCCTTGTTCCTCGTTAAATTTATTTTTAAGTACAATAGTTCCGATTTTGTTAATTAATTGATCTGTGTCAAAAGTTAAATCTGGTAAGTTCAATTTAATTCCTAATCTACTAAGTAACTCGATATATTGTTTTTCTTGATAATCTTGTTGGAATGGTGGGACGAATTGGTTGTGTTTGTATTGTTTACCTTCGTTGTTTTCAAAAACAATCGTGAAGTATCTGTTTTCTCTGTCGTTAAACTCGACATTTGCAACTTTTACTGTAAATTCTCCAGCTCCTAAAAAGTCCCCACCTTTCATGAATGCCTCTTGATTAGTTTCTTGAATGTATTGTGTTCTACCAGTGATTTTCATAATTTTTATACCGTCCTTTTAATTAATTTTTAATTACCATTTCTAATTGCTTGTACAACATCGTTAATACTTGGATTAATGAAACGTTTGTTGTTAATTTTGATGTTGCTTGAGTGTCTTATCTTTGTCTCGAATAAATTTGATGGTTCAGCGTTAAGTACATATTGATAAGTTTTTTCGCCGTCTTGCTCATGTTCTTCTATTGTCATTCTTGCTAACACGTCAGATTGACTGATGACTGCTTTTTTTATTTGGTCTTGTGCCTCTATCGTGATTGTTGGATTGATAGTACTTCCCTCATCATCTTTGTCTTTGTTAATGCCCTCGTGTCCGCTTATAGCAAGATGAAATTGATAATGTTCTTGTAATTTAGAAATATAACGATAAATACTTACAATGCGTGTAGCACACTCGCCCCAATCATTAAATGTCGGTTTCTTTGATTTACCGTCCATGATGTCGTCCATAGTGATATCACGTAACTTTTGGATTGTTTCAATCACTACAACATCAATTTGTTTTCCGTTTTCTCTTAGTTGTTCAATAATTTTAGGCAGCATTTTAATCACTGCACTAAAATGCTTATAATTCTTAATCTGCACAACTGCCCCATCTTCTGTTACCGTTGTTCCGTCCTCATTTATATCTAGTACTAAGGCATTGTTATCTTTTGTTAAAAACGTAGTTTTACCAGTACCGAACTTGCCGTATATCGCAAATTTATAAAACTTGTTTGCATTTTGTTTGCTGATGTCTTTTACACCTAGTTGCGTTAAAATATCGACATCTTGATTAGTTTTTTTCAGTCATCTATTCTCCCACCTTTACCGTGTATGACGTTGGTTTCTCCACAATGCTAGCACCCTCTAAAACTTCGCCGTTTGCGTCAATCAATGTGCCGTTTTCAGTTACATTGAAATCTTTCTTAATGTCTGATTGGCTAAGTTTTTTAGTTACTTTTACATAGTTGTCAAAACCTCGTTGCTCAAGTTGTTTAATGACTTCTTGCTCATTGCTAACTTGAATGACTTTTGAACCTTTTCTGGCTGTCACTTTTCCGTAAGGTGTATTCAACTTGAATTTGCTATCTTGTTCTTTTTGTATTCTGTAATATTCAATTACAAGGCTTTGTAAATATTCTTTGCCACTCTGTAATTTTTCTACTTCTTTATCTTTCCATTCGTTTATGCGTTCAATTTCTTTATTTGCTAAATCGTTGATTTCATTCTCTTTAGTTGTGATTGCATCCAGTTTCTTAAAAACCCAGTTAGCACTGTCTAGATCAGTTACTTTGAATCGGTCGTCTTGTTCGAATGTTTCTAATTCTCTCTCTTGTAAATCATTCACTTTTCATACCTCCTACCATTTCATGACTAAGTTAATTAGTCTGTCCTGTTCGTCTGTGTTCTCTTCAATCCATTCATCTATTGCTTGGTTAAATAAGTCTGATGCCATATCTAAGTCGTTCTCATCTACGACATAAGCATGTTTAATTGGTATGTTGTTCATATCTTTAATTTGTATTGATATGCCCATATGACCTTTTAAAATGGATAGCTTAAAATCGAATCCGTTAACATGAATATTTTTGCGTATGATTTCGCCTATTTCGTAATACATCTTGACTTCCTCCGTTTTTCGTTTTATATTGAACACGAATTAATTTTGTTAATCGTTTGTCACTGTTACTTGTTGGCGCAAGTAGCAGTTTTTTTATTCTTCATAAAAGTATTCTTTATAGAATATGAAAGTTGCAATACTTGCGAATCCCGAAATTGACCATGCTGTAGTGAAGTATAGAAACGGCATAAGTACAATTGCTAAGACTGTGAAGCATAGCACTGCTACTAGGTAGCTTTTATATGTGTCGCTCATTTAATATCCTCCTAATACCATTTTTTATGCTTTCTGATCAAATACTCTTCCAATTTAGAAATATTAATCAGAGTGCCTGTTGGTGAATAATCAATGTATAAATTTTCTACACCTAAATTATCTTTGCGGTAATATTTCAACCAGTTGTATACTGTACTTCTACATACTCCAAACAATTGATGGATTTGTGTAGGTGTTGCGTATAACTTTTTCACAAATTTTTCTTCGCCTCTATATGTGTTTTCTGGTGTTGGTGGTACTATGATTTTTGGCATTTCTATCTTTCCTTTCGTGTATAATGTTGTTATTTGCTAATAGTTTGTTCGGCGAACTTCAAAAGGCGACGAGCAGATTCAGTAGAATTTTCAGCATCTTTCGGTATGGTTAAAGATTTGTTGTTTAGATAGTCACTCAACGCCCTGCTACTAATCACAGGTTTTCTAGTGTGCTTCTCAATCTTCCAAACCTTCCACGTCACAACTGCCATTGTGATGAGGAGGGTTGTTTTACACAATTTGTTCACTGTGAATCCTCCTTAAAAAACAAACTTCTAAATCCTGATTTTTCATATCTACCGGGTCTGCCTTTTTCACTCTTTGCATAATGCTCTATGTTTATGTCGTAACCACCTTCGTAATTTCCGTTTCTAGTTACCCATAAAAATTTAACTACTCGTTTGCTCTTCAGCTCTCCACCTTTATAAATGACTAATGGAACGCTGTTTTCATCTTTCACTTTGATGACAATTAGATCTTTGTGTCTGATATTTTTGTTGAACTTTTTTAAAATCTCCCTCATCTCATGAATTTTTTTCAATATTAATTTCATTACTTTTTGAATGTTCATTTGTTACATCTCTTTTCGTGTATAATATTGTTATCTCCTACAGAGAGGAGGTAAGGAATCTATATAAAACCTGTTATCATAGAATCGCGGACAGAACACCGAAAATCAGAGCCACAAGTGACAGAGTTAACATCAGTAAATAAGGTAAGTGCTCTTTCCAACCCCAAGGATGGTTTTTTAAAGAAGTTTTTATATCATTTAAAATCTTAAACATTTGAAATCCTCCTTTTTCGTCACTCTTTAATTGGAGTGGCGTTGATTTTTTTGTCTAACTTTTTCAATGCTAATTTGTAAATAACTGAAGCATGTTCGGTTTTAAAATGAGATTCAGCAATAATTTTCAATGTTTCTAATTTATTTCTTGCATCACCGTATGTGGTACTTTCTGATAGAACACCTTCTAAAATTTGTTGAACTCGATAATCTAAAAGTTTTAAGTCTTTATTGATGCATTGTTCGACACACTCTTCTTTGGTTAATGTGATTTGTTCCATAGTGTTCTCCTATTAAGATGTTTGTT